GACCAACCCACCACGCCGTTCAGCGTGGAGGGTCGCCCAATCGCGGCCGTCTTCGGATCCGGTGAGGAAGCACAGTAAACGCTCCCCTTCACACCGACCAGACTTGGCATTCACCCCTCCCCCTAGCCCAACAGTTGCTGACCTTGAAGGTCTCACTGCCCGCTTGGAGAAGGTGTGCCAGTCTGGGAGTTGTAAGGATGTTAATCCTGTTCCCTCAGAATCCGGCGCTATGGTAGAGCGTCTCCCGACACAGTGTTCTCGTGTCGATAGGGATAAACTCTCCGAAGCGCTTCCTGTCGTTCTTGCCTACTTAGAATGCTATGGGTTCGACCCCTCTAGCTTCTCGGACAAGTCCACTCTCGCACACTGGCACCTATGCTCAGCCTCTTGCGGGTGGATGAAGTTCTTGAAATATAAGTTCGCAGCTTTCTTTGCGCACCACTTAGGTGGGGAGATTCCTCTTCCCCCGTTTCCTGTACGCGATCACCCCCAGAATCTGCTTGGCAGTACTGGTGGGCGATTTATTCAGAGAGTGTTGCGCTCCCGTCTTGCACGGGAGTTCTCTGTTGGTGTCCTCTACCTTAAGAAAGGTATGCCTCGTGCTGATGAGGCTGACCTTCTCGAGGCCACCCGCAAGACATTGAAAGTACTCACAACAGATCATCCTGTCCACCAGTCTACGACACCCTACCGTGGTGGCTTCGTCACGCTCCTCGATATCAAGGAGCAGGTCCGTAGGACCTGCATCGAGGTGTGCAGACCTGGTCGCAACGGCGTGAAGCCGAAGATCGATGATTCTGTTCTCCACAAGCCCTATGCCCCTTCAGTTCGTGCCAACTACACGGATAGCCGTTCACGGTTGGGGACACTTGGGACTTTAGCCAGGGATGGCTACTTACCAGAGGCCGAGTACGATGATAACCTTCGCGACATTGTCTTTCGAGATGTCCAGGCTGTTGTCGGCGCGGTCCCAGATGATCAGGTCGTTGACGTTGACCCTCGTCGTGGGATTGTCGAGTTTTCTGGTGCGGTGCGGAGGATTGTGAGTGAGAATGATAGGGGCGCTCTGGATGAAGAGGCCCGAGTTAGTGAGGATGAGGAAATACCTCTTGAGCTGGACCCTGAATGGTCATCGACCTTCAAGGAATACTATTCCATGCTTTATGAAGAGGTTAGGAAGAAGTCTCGTGGCCAGACCTTCGATGTGAAGCTGGTCGCGCTTGCTGAGTCCCTGAAGATCCGTGTGATCTCGAAGGGTCCCGCACTGAAGTACTTCCTCCTGAAGCCAGTTCAGAAGTTCTTGTCGAAACTCCTCGGGAGATTCAAGTGCTTTCGTCTGACTCGTGAAACTGTGACGACTGGGTTTCTGACCGCCTTCTTTGAAGGGTCAGAAGGTGTCTTTGCCTCTCTTGACTATGAGGGTGCTACTGATAACTTGAACCCCCAGTGTTCTGAAGTCGCAGTTGAGACTCTTGCGGCAGAGTTGGAAATGCCTGATGATATTGCAGAAGCTTTTAAGATGGCGCTCACCGGTCACACCATTGAAGGTGTGGTACAGCGGTGGGGTCAGCTGATGGGTTCCATTGTATCTTTCGTGATCCTTTGTCTCGTGAATGTAGCGGTTATCCGCTTTTCTTATGAGCTTACGGTCCGGAGGTATGTGTCCCTGAAGAAACTTCCTGCAACGGTGAATGGTGATGACGGACTTGTCCGTGCCCCCCCGACCTTCCTGTCTATTTGGAAGGACGTGGCCAAGGTTGCTGGCCTTCTCCCTTCTTTGGGAAAGGTCTACACTCACCCTACCTATGCAAACATCAATTCCACCTCTTTTGAATTCCGTGATGGCCGTTTTCACCTGATTCCCTATGTTAACATGGGTCTCGTGATGGGCTACCAACGATCATCGATTTCAGCCCCCGCAGTCACTGTCGCAAATGCCCAAGATGTCCTTGATGAGCGTGTTCCTTCTATAGGTTCACGTCACCGTACCCTCATGGGGTCGTGTCCCGCCGTTGCACGTTTGGCGGTTCATCGTGCTTTCTTGAAGCACCATAAGGATGTTCTCGATTTGTGTCAGGGTCTCCCCTTGTATCTCCCCGAGTCTCTCGGTGGCATCGGACTCAGTCCGGTCTATGACCCGTCTTCTGACGGCGACATCGATACCCCTCCGCTCTACGGCCCATTGCCGTGGCAGCTTGAGGCGGCTGCCTACCTTGAGACCCCCGGTCGCAAGCGTTCACCGGTGCGTCGACTTCCAACCGACGCACCAATCCAGGTTCGTTCAACCTGGACTTCCCTCATCCCTTACCGCTCACGACGTAACGGAGCCAGTCAGTACTGGATCTCCGATGACGACATAGGTCAACTTGATGTCGCCACTTACTACGTCGCCCCTTCCCTTGTTGGCAGAAAAATCCAGAAGCCCGGCTTGCCGGTGCTTCGTGCCAATCAGAGAGTGTGGAGCTACCTCAGTCGCCGGTTCAACCGTTCTTAAGTTGTCCGCCCTGGGTTACCCACCTTACTTCACCCATCTTTCTAGCTCTTAATTGAGGTGTCGCCCTTCGGCGTCTTGACTCGTGATTTCACGGTCGCACAACTAGATTTGATGCTCTCAGTTAAGCCCTTCAGCTTTGGCCCTTTCCCCTTGTGAAGTGTGGAAAGCCTTTGGAGTCCGTAACCCCCGTGCAGGTT